ATTGACTGTACCCGTGAAAATTCTAAAAAGTATTTTCAAAGAAAGAAATTAAAAATCTCTAAAATTGAAAATGATACCCTATTAAAAATGGCATTTTTGAATAGTGATACAATTGGTAATGTATCGGTAAATGCTGAAAATTTAATGAAAATCATGATGATTGAAAAGATGATTGGTTCAATTACAACTGAATTGAGTAATTTAAAGAATAATGTAATAAAATCAGAAAACATCATATCTCAATAATTTTGGTTTTTTTATATATTTATGTAGTATGAATATTACCGATTTAGTGTACGACGTACTAGTTGAGGAAGTAAAAAATAAGAAGCAATTTGCTTTCCTATTAAAAAAATGGTATGGTGATGAACCAACCCCTCAACAAATTAAAAGAGCGGAAGAGAATTTACAGTTATTTTTTGAAAAGCAAAAAGGGTTAACATTAAACAATCCTGGTGTTCTTTCGTTCCTACATCGTTGGGATGGTGTACATGGTTTAGGTGTTAAGGTACCAGATTTGGACAATAATGGGGTGCAAAAACAAAATAACGGACAACCTATGTTCAAATTGGTTCCGTTTAATTTTGATGACGTTAAAGACCCAGGTCGTTATACTTTAGAACAATTTGAAGATTTACTTGACGAATTTAGAGATGCAACCTTAAATGGTAATGATGAAGAAGATGAATTCAAAGGTAAATTAGATTCCACACCTGAGAAAATTAAAGCATCCAATAAATTATGGTTAAGTGAACGTAATAGTGTGGTTAATGGTGAAGGGTTTAAAGTACATTATGTTTCTGACGCTAGAGAATCAATTAAATACGGATTTTATCAACAAGAAATAACAAAAAAATTAGGTGGAGCACAATGGTGTGTAACGGGTAGAAATACTAATGATTCTCGTGGTAATTTATGGGGTTCATATAGACCAAAAAGAACGTTTTGGTTTGTTATTGATGAATCTAAAAATCCGAACGATAATAAAGATTCAAGTGTTTATAAATATTATTTATGTGCTTTACAATGGTGTGAAAGAGATACCGACCATAAAGGAAATCCATATACTGGATTTAAAATGACCAGTATGTTAAATGATGGTGATAATACTAAAACATGGGAAGAGGTTATTCAAATTTATCCACAACTTGCTGAACATAGAGATTTATTTAAATATGTGAAATACGATGAGAGTGAGTTATTTGATAAGGATATTGTTAACAGACTTAATGAAACACCGGGAAATAATTTAGAATTTGCAATGGTTAGAAGAGATTTGAAAAAAGCTTACATCGATAGAGGTGGGGTTATTTCAACTGCAAAATCTTGGCAACGAATGGATACCAATCTTAGAACGTTATATATTATTTCAACAAACGCAAGAAATGTGATTGACAAATATCAATCATATGAGTTGATGAGTGAAATTAGAAAAGTTGGTAATGAATTTAAGTTATTAGATAACACACTTAGGTCTTTAGGTTTAAGATTAGATGAAAGAGGTGCTGCTGTTAATCAAAAATTGGGAGATGTTGGAGTCGGTTATATCTACGAACATTTAATGTCAAATGAGTTTATAGTTGCTAGAGTTAGTATAGACAATAAAAACTTAGTTTTATATGAAAGTAAAAAAACAATGAAGTTTGGTCTATATTATAACGACAAAGCATCGTGGGTTAAACAAGATGGTAGTGTTTTTGAACCTAATTATCTTCAAATGGGAACCGATTTATATAACGACAATGAAGGTAAAACTTACATTGTTGAGACATATACAACAGGTGGTGAACCAGATAATACAAGTTTATATTGTGTATTCCCAATTGAAGAAAACGATAATGCAAGTGGTCACTTTGTTACCGCAACAAAATTTGAAATGTTAAAAACTAAAATACAACCTAAGGATGAAAATGACGATGATGATAGTGTAAGAATCAGTGATTTTAATCCTGAAACGGACGTTGATATTAAAGAAATGAATTAAATAAAAAAGGGACTTAATGTCCCTTTTTTTTATGATAGTAATGAATAGTATTCTTTAAAATGTTTAATACGGTCAGGAAGTCCAATTGTCCCACCATTAACTCGTTTAGTTATAGATGTTACAACCGCATCACTTGCACCACCATCTGCCATTTTATGTAATCCGTTCTTATTAAAGAACCAAGCCGCAGATAATAATGCATAAGACGAAGCAACCTTTTCAGGGTTTGCTGACATATCTTCATTAATTGATTTACCAAACGCAGTGTAGTTGTCTTTACCCGTTAATTGAATATAACCACGTCCACAGAATTTTGCACCATCACCACTTGATTCTGGACCATTTCCCATTCTTCCACCGTAAACCTTATTTGCAATCTTTTCAGGTTTTCTCTCGTAAGGAACGGCAGAATCTAAAGTAGGGAAATATTTTTTAAATGTTCCGTTTAAACCTTTAGCTGAATAGTTTAAGTTTTCCTTTGTCAATCTAAAACCACCACTTTCATGTCCACATTGAGCCAAGAAATGTGCTAAACGTAATGGAGTGTTAATTTCAAATTTAGCAGCAGTATCGGGAATTTGAGCAATTACAGTATCAGGTATGTGACCTCTTAACCCCTCCAATTTTAACCCCCCAACACTCTTAACGGGTGCAGGTTCGGTAATTACTGTAGGAGCACTTACTGTTTCTTCAGAGAACATTTTAGACCATGTACCATCACCTACAATACCATCGGCACCCAAACTATGTTTAGATTGCCAATCCTTTACTGCCGCTTCAGTTTTAGGTCCGAACTTACCTATAGGGTCTACACCCAATTTAATTTGTAATTTTTTTACATCTTCTCCTTCTGATCCTAATTTTAATAACATAATTTCTCTTTTATAATAAATACTTTATTTGTTGTGTGTTCCACACCAAGGACAAATTGGTAACGATTTCTTACCCTTGTGTGTTGTTTGTGTAAACTTCTTTCTACAATTTTTACAAGTTAAGAATTTGGCATCTTTATTTAAATCTTCAATACTTTTAACTTGTTTATCTGTTAAAGGTTTTTCTTCCTCAATCCTATCCGCAAATTTATATCTCAAAGGATTAGACATTCTTTCCGATTTACTAAATAATCTTTTCTTTCTTGTAAACGCAAAACTTCTACTTCTCTCGTCGATATCTTCTCCTTTATTAACCGACTTCTTTAAATTCTCTAATTGACCTTCTGATATTAATATTCTCATTTTATAAAAGACATTAACTTTAATTTATTTTCATTCAAATTCAATTGATGATTAGTTAAGTATGAAACTAAATTATCTATTTTAACTGATTTGTTATAAAAATTTTGTTTATTATCTTTGTTCTCATAATCAATGTTAATTGATTCATTATCGCAATCAATTGACATAGATTTAATTCTCACAATCACATGTTCATTTTCAAATCTATCTGTACCATACCCACCATTAAAAAATTTATCAATAATGTTATTTAATTTTTTTCTAAGTTCAATACAATGACGACTTGTATTTGGGTCAGATATTATTTTATCAAAATACTTTTTAGTTTCTCTTGTTATATAATTATTATCACCGTATTTTGGATATTTTATTTCAAAATTATAAACAGGTTCGTCTATTTCTGTGGTTATACTATATTGACTTATATAACTGTCTAAAACATCTTGTAATGTCCATTCATCGTCTCCAATAAATTTAATTTCTTTTTTAATTAAAAAACGAACTAAATGAACTACAGAAAAATTAAATTCATCGTCATTACCGAAGGATAAATATTTTTCAATATCATCGGCCTCCCTATCGTTTTCCTCTTCATAACTTCTATAACTTAAATCAGTTACATCATCAACAAAATAATCTTTCAACTCTTCGTTAGCTACGTAATTTGGAAAATAATCTTTAGTAAATTCCTCAATACTTTTAACACCTAATTCATTTGATAATTCATATTTGTTTTCATTATAATAATTTGTAAAAATACCTTCAATATCTGAAGAATACTCTTCTTGTTCGTAATATTTGTTTTCTAAATCATTATGCACCCAATCCCATCCGTTACTAGCTTCACCTCTATATTGATTAATACTGTCACTAACACCTGTAGCCTCACCAATATTAATATCATCAACTTGTATTACTAGTCTTCCATTATATACGTCCACAGAACCATTTCTAATGTCATCATTAATTAAACCTTCTAACGCATCATTATCCAAATTTAAAATTGCAACCACTAATGGATTGTCAATAGTGCCTATTGATTTTTTAATTACCTCCATTCCATCTTCATCTGGTAATATACTTATTCTCGCAATTTCACTTTTCACTTCTTGTTCCGATGTTTCTCTAACTAACGATGGAAAGAAATAATATTTAATCTCATCTTTACCAAACCAAAATTCAGTTGTATTAATTCTTTTATCATTCTTATCCATATATTGATTCGTCTCAAAATGAAATTGGTATTTATCCAAAGGATTAGTTTTATTAATCATTATGAATAATGGACCTTTAACGTGATGTGATGGGAAATAATTCGTTCTATCTCTATATTTTTTATTCAAACAATATTCACCCCAAGTTGTACACCACTCTGTGTTAACACCTAAATAAGATGACCCCTTTTCGGTCAATGGTTGATAAAATGTCCAATCTTCACCAGTGTGTAATAATTTATAATCGGTACCTAAAACTAACGAATCTAATATCAATTTAAAATCTAACGTATCCTCAATAATATATTGTTTAACAATATTGTATAAGTCACCAAGTTGTCTTATTTTACCAACTTCCACGGGTATATTATGTTGATAAACATATCCCAAATATTCTTTTGCTTTAACCAAATCTTCAATTTGTAACGTACCTTTTTGATACAACGATAATAATAATTTAGAATATTTCCCTAAATTTAATAAATTACCTACCCCATCTACATTTGACCTTGGGTCAGATATTACAATATTAATAAAGGTCTCATATGGTATTTTAGAATAATACTTTTGGTGTATTTCCTGACCACTTAATTCAAGTAGTAATTCCTCCATTAAAACATCTAAAATCTTCATATCTATATAAATATCTCTTTATGTATAATAAAAAACCCCTCATTTCTGAAGGGTTTATCTACGACTTTATAATAATATTGTTACAAGTATCTCTTGAACTCACTCTTTATCTTCTCCACTGCTTCGTTTACTTGAGGTAATTCCTCTTTTTTAGGTTCTACCACATTTTCCACTTGAACTGTCTTTTTGTTGTTTTCAACCAACATTTTAAGTTGTGATTCTGTGATTTTAAGTTTCTTAGTCATCGTTTTGTTTTTATATAAATACTTGAGTTTCCAGAATAGTTTGGTTATATTTTAATATGAAGATAACAGTTATAGGTGAATTAGGTAAAGATGTGTTCGTTTATGGTGAAACTAAGAGGATGAGTCCAGAGGCTCCTGTTCCCGTTTTTAATCCATTATTTACAGATGAAAATCCAGGCATGGCAGGAAATGCGGTTGAGAACTTGAAACCATTTGATAATAAAAATGAGATTAACTTTATCCACCAAAAACAACCAATTACCAAAACAAGGTATGTTGATTATAAAACCAATCACATGTTCATTAGGATTGATGAGGGTGAGAACAATTTGGATGAATTGGTATTGACGGACGATATTGTTGACCAAATTAAAGAATCTGATGCGGTTATTATTAGTGATTACAATAAAGGTTTTTTATCTTATAATATCTTAAAGGAAATTGCTTATCACTCCAAATTCATTATAATGGATACCAAGAAGAAAATTGGTCCGGATGTATTAGCTTGTTTTAATTTTATTAAATTAAATGAATCTGAGTTCCATAAGCAAGAATTAAATGAAAAATCAGAACAGAAGTTATTAATTACATTGGGGTCTAAAGGTGCTCAATATATGGGTGAAGTGTTCCCTTCTCCTGACCCGAAAGAGACAATTGACGTTAGTGGTGCAGGTGATACATTCACTGCGTCTTTCACATTAAAATATTTGGAAACTAATGATGTGAAACAATCAATTATTTACGCTAATAAAATGGCGTCAATTGTTGTTTCTAAAAGAGGAGTATCTACACCATGGAGAAAACAGGCGTCGTTAGATGACCATGATTTATTACCAAAAATTTATTAATTTATAGGTAGGTATTTATTTTGTTCTTTAAATCAATTAACATTGGTTCATGAACTTTAAGGTGAAGATCACCCTCAATTAAGACATCATTTATTGTTGATCCGTCAATATCCTTATACATCGTTTTATAGTCCCAAATTTCAATGTTATTGATTTTTCCTAATATTCTTATAAACTCGTTAAAATCCTCCCATAATTTGACCCTAACGTCCACTGTGGACATAGTCCTATTATCTTTATCCCAATTATCTTTTATTGTCCTATTTGGGATTTGAATAATGATTTTATTATTATATAATTTTTTTAATTCTTTAATAAAATCAAAGTAGTCATTAACTAAATCACCTACCAATTTTTCAATGGGAATATTCTTTTCTTTAGATTTTCTAAATAATGCTATTCTTAAATCAACATCCCCCAATTCAATTGAAATTACATCATTTTCCCAAATTGGTATTGTGTTAAAAAACATTTTCCAATCACTATTTAAAAATCTACTTAATGATAAAGCCTGTACTGACACAGGTACAATGTCATACTTTTCGGTGGTTACATACTCTAAAGGTGCCGTGGTATTATAATTAGCGTGAGAATCTCCAATTAACCAAAACTTCGATTTATGAATTGTTGAATTAAAATCAATACCTTTTCTTACAAAATTATTTGTAATTGTCCAAGGTAATCTAATTTTATATAAACATTCACCATTAACTTTTATTTCTAAATCAACTCCACAAAACATTCCCCAATATTTCGCACAATTTGGGTCGGGCATCATTTCCCTTAATGTTGTTGCTACCCAATAACTACCATTTGGACCAAGTTTCAATGGGAATAAACGGGTGTATGTTCTAAAAGGTAATTGAATAAAATTGAGGACAGTTTCCACCTCTTTATCTGAATTATTTCTAATCCAATATTTTATTTTATGCATGTTATCCTCAACATATATTTCGTAATTTTCTAATTCAAACATTTATTATCTATTATCAATATAAATAATTATACCCGTATAATAATCAAGAAATTCTTCATTATATAAATTCCACTTTATATCAACCCCATCAATTGAATAGACCTCAAAATTATTAAAATTATTTAATAGATAATCTCTAAAATATCTAAATTTACTTTTTAGTATTGTTGAAGATTTTATATCATTTTCCATACCAAGGTGAAATTCAGTCACAATTTTAGGTATTGTTTTTAGAAATTCAAAATTTTCAATTGAAAATATATCATACTCACCTCCCTCACAATCAATTTTTAAAAAATCAATTTTACTTAATCCATTTTCGGTAATAAACTCATTAAATGTTAATGTTCTTGGATATGCATTATTTCCGTCCCATTCAATTTTTACGTTTTTAATATCTGTAATTGCAGCTTTAATAAATGAAACAGGGCCACCCATTAGATTTTGTTTCAGTACTTCAAATTGATTATCTAAAGGTTCCACAACCCAACAATGTTTTGGTTTATTTTTCAATATTGAATATGTAAATGGACCAATTGATGCTCCAATATCCACAACAACATCACCTTCCTCAACCGTAAAAAATTTTTCATAAATGTTATGTAGATTAAATTCTTCCGTATTTAATTTTTTAAAAACTTCAGAAACATCTCCCCATATAAAATTATCGTCTAACATTAAATTAAATTATTTCTATTGAATTTATTTTATCCCCTTGTTGGATTAAATCAATGATGTCTAATCCATCGATTACTTTACCAAAACAAGTATGATTTCTATCAAGATGTGAAGTGTTATTACGACTATGGCAAATAAAGAATTGAGAACCTCCTGTGTTTCTACCAGCATGTGCCATAGATAATACACCTCTGTCGTGGTATTGTTTTTCGGCATTTACTTCACAAGGAATGTTATATCCTGGTCCACCGGCACCCGTACCATTTGGACATCCACCTTGGATAACAAAATCAGGCAATACTCTATGGAAATTTAATCCATTGTAGAAACCTTCATTAATTAATTTTTTGAAGTTGTCAGTTGTTATTGGTGTTTCATTGTCATATAATTCTACAATCATATCACCTTTTACCGTTGAAATTTTTACTTTGCTCATTTTTTTGTTTTTTATGTTTTTTTCCAGTATTTATTCTAGTATACTAGCACTAGAAGCAAAACTAGATATAAATAATTCTAGTTTAATACTGGATTAATTTATTTAAATTGATTCATATTCAATATCACCGTAATCATAGTAATTGAAATCGTCATTATTAGTAACTCCATCTTCTTCACCCTCTTCTATTTTCTTAATTGCTTCACATGCACTTCTTGCCATAACCGTATAAGTCCAAGATTGTACTAATGGTTGTTCAGCTTTAATTTCCCATTCTGTTTCTTCAGTGTCTTCAGGTAAATCCTCATCACAATCTGAATCAATTATGTTTTTTTCTTTTTCTAATGGTCTCTTGAACGTGTCAATTGATTTCATTAATTCGTCTCTAAATTCAATTAATTTTTTTACTTCGGTAAATGTAAAATTAAAAGATCCGTTAGGCGTTGATAACTGAATATCAACATGTGGGGTCTCATCGTTTCCAAAGTCATAAACCATAAAACCATTTTCTTGACCTAATTCAATGTTGGAAGTATCAGGATAAACTGAAATATATGCGTCGGGATTATCATCGACCATAGTTTTGAATTCTTTTTCAAGAGATTCCAATTCTTTCAAACAATCGGAATATTTCTTGGTAAACTCCTTGTCCCATTTTTTGGTGTACTTTGCCATAATAATTTATTTTATGATACCAATATATGAAAAATAATTGATATTAAAAAATTATATGGATATTGTTTTTGGTTCTTTTTCTTTGTGAAATTTATTTACGTATTTCTTAAAGTCAGTTAATCCTCCTCTTTTCTCGACCCATCTAACGGGGTCAATATCTCTAAATCCAAATGTACTTCCACCATCAGATAAATAAACGGTACCCGTTGATATTGAACTTAACTTTATACCAACTTCTTCAAGTACTTTTATTTTTTGTTCTTCGGTTTCCCATGTATTTAAAAATCCCACAATATCTTCTTTCCATAATATATCCTTAATTTGGATATTGTTTACAACCGTTTCATTCCAAAGACCTTCTCTATGTATTTTAAAATCTGAATAATATTCACGTATTTCTTTCGCACGTTCTTCAATAAAATTATCAACCCATCTGTAATAGTTGATTAGGGTTTTAGGTTCGTTTATATTATTAAATTCATTATGACCTTTAAATTCTTTATAATATTCATTTCTAATTTTATTTGGTAATGTATGTAATGTAATCCATCTTCTACCCGAATCATCGGGTGTACTCATAATATCACCAGGAGCTTCAAATTGTAAATCTCCTTCAATTTGAAATATAATACCTCCACTAGTTTGTATTCCCTTAATTCCATTAACCATCTTTTTATTCATATATCTAAATGTAGATAATGCCTTTCTTGTACCTACCATTTTAGCAATCTTATCGATACTATGAACATCCCCTATATGAAATGTTGTTACTCTTTGTTTTCCCCATATGTAGTTTACAATAGATGAAGTTAAAGGTATATCTAATCTATCAATATGTGATTGAACATTACCCATCCACTTCAGTTCATTTAACTGTTGTTGTTCAATAAGTTTTAATTGTGATTCTGTTACCTGAAGCTTCATTAGATATAAATATTAAAAATTAATGTAGACCCAAGCATTCTGTTTATATCTGTCATATTTCTTAAGTGATGCTGTCGTTCTATGCCAACCTTCAACCAAATCGTATTTACCATCTTTTGTTAAATAAACAATAATAGGTTCAGAAGAGATTCCATTTGTATCAAGTTTGGATTGTTGTGTATTATGTCTTTCAGAATCGTTAGGTACTTGTTGATTAATACTACCACCAATTTTACTCTTTAATCCTTGTTGATCTCCATCAATGAAAATATCTATTGAAACATCCAACACTCTAAATTCCCAATACCCTTTACCAAATCTTTGAATCCAATTATCAAAATATGTTTGGCCAAGTTTTTTATATACATTATTATCAGGACCCACTTCCTTTGTATTTTTATACATCCAATCCCTAATAACATATTCAGGCCACAATACCCCCGTATATTCCTTACTTTTTCTAACCAAATAGTTTAATAACCCATGGCGAGTTTCGGTGATAAGTTTATATTGTGATTCTGTTATAAGGATATTCATTAGATATAAATATTTTAAAAATAGGATGGAAAGAATAGTTTCTTATCCTCATCGGTAAACTCTCCTATCTCCGATACCTCACTACCAAAGTGATAATTTTTTAACTGATTATTTGTTATGGAAAAATCAACAACATTATATCCAACCGTAGGTTCTTTAACATATGGGAATACCAATGGTTTATCCTTATATTGGTTATTCCTTTTAACAAATTCAGGGTATGAATCATTCCACGTTGCAATTCTCCAATCATTGTTATTATATATAACAACTACAATCTTACCGTCTTTTGTTTTAGATAATGCAATTTTATTTTTATATCCATTACCAATAAGGAATTGAATTGAGTTAGCTTCTTTGTCATATTGTGGATCAACAAATATGGACATATTACTCCACGAGTGTAATCCTTGGTCTTCACCACCTGTATTGGTGTGATATGATTTATGTCTCCTTAATCTACCATCAGACATTCTAATATACTTAGAACCCTGTGCCGTTTTGAAAAATGAAATATCATCAAAGTTGATGTTCTCAGATATATATTTATATTGTGATTCTGTTATGAGGATATTCATTAGATATAAATATTACTTAATTCCAGATAGATACTCGTCTATCTTCTTTTGTACCTCAGGATCTTGACCTGTATAAATGATATTTGTAAGATATTGTCTTAATGGATATATTCTATCAGTTAATACTCTTTCCTCTACTTCTGGATTTTTACGACTACGAGGTATTTCGTCCATCCATGCTTTATTTGCAATTGTTCCATAATCAAATGGAACCACTCTATAACGTGTTTTAAGACGACTTCTATCTGCAACAAAGATTACGTTCAACATATCAGGTTTAATACGAGGACCGTCTCCAGAATTACCAATAGACCCATCTGGTATAAAGTTCTTATCACGAGTAAACGAAACCATCGTTTTATGTTTGGATTGTTTTAATGTTCTATCTAAATTCATAACCTCCTCATATTGTTTTGACCCTACCAACATATTACCATTCATAATACCCAAAGCACGTTCTTCAGTTGTATGATGATAGATAGGTATTGATACCATATCTCTTAACTTCTCCAATAATATGTCTTGTAGTTTCATTATATATAAATACATGAAAAAGGGATATGAGTAGCGAATTCATATCCCAACGGAACGTTAACTATTCCGGTCCTAAGTTGGGTCTTCAAACCCAAGGTATCTTTATTTAAGTTCTTTTATCAAACGATTAATTATCTCAGTGTTCTTGGATGTTCTTTTAAAAGTTTTAACTCCAGATTTGACACTTCTCATTGCTCGTTTTTTTGGTGCTGCGGTTCCCATGTTAATTATGAATTGAATTGGTTTTTACCTAATATTTTATTACTTAATGCGGTGTCGGGATTATTCATATTTTGCATATCCTTCATACTAATTGTTGATTCGGGTGTTCTTTTTGCAACAACCCCTAATATCTTGTCAAATATTTGTTGAGTAACTCCTGTTTGTCTATCGTATTCAGGAATTAATTTTTTAATTGCAGCATCAGTATTTGTGTAAAATAAACCATCAGGTTTAACTCCAAGAGAAGCCTGTATCATTTTAATATTGTTTCCTGATTGACCAAATTTAAGTGGTACAACCTCATTAGGAACATATTTTACTTTTGGTTTTACAACTGGTGGGGGGGTCATGTTGAAATATTTAACCGCCTTAGGGTTAGTATCAAACATTAAATTTACGATATTAGCCTGAGCTCCACATACATAACTTCCTTTATTTCCTTTAACATCGGCAAATCTACCGTTGTTGAAAAATTTGAATGTTTCTCCATTTATACCTGTAATCGTTTTATTTGTTTCAGGTGATTTTAAACCGACACAACTTATGTTTAAACTTTTTTGTGGTGTAATTTGGTTAGGGTTACCCATTGGTGCCGATTGTTCTTTAATGACTTTAGAAACAATATTTCTTAATTGTTCTTCTGTTAATTTAATTATTCTTTTCATATGTTATATAAATATATGTGTTTATTATAAATATTAAATATCATTTAATGTATTCATTAATGATAATTTGGGTCCAGTTCTATTTGGTTTTTGAATTCTTTGACTTAAATCAACTCGATTTTTATGTACCGCTTCTTTAGGTAATTGTCTTTCTGGATAATCACCCAAACGTTTTATTTCCCTTGCTTCAACACTTTTTAATGCATCTAATAATAATTTATCATATGTGCCTTTTTTCAAAGTATACGGTATACGAATCAATCCCAAACCAAGATTATTAGTTTCAATAAATTGGTTTTTTAAATTATCACTTTCATATAGTATATTATAATTTAATTGTCTAGTGTATTCTGATTTAGCAAATCTAGGTTCAAAATGTTGTTCACCATCATATTCAATAAGGATATTAACATATCCTGGTTCAGGTATATAAAAATCAAACTTTTGATTACCTAATTCTTTGAATTGTTTTTCTGTTTCAAATTCGTAATCATTTACAGATAATAAATTTTTAATATGAATTTGATTTTTTGATTCTTGACATATTGGGCAACCTTGTCCTGCAGAATGGTTAGAGGGAGTTTGTAGAAATATTCCATGCTCTCTACCGTTAGAACCTATTTTGTGACATTCAATGTGAATATCATCGGTCATTCTTTTAAATTCACTATCAAGATTTGGATAAGAATATGGTTTTTCATTTTCATCTTTAAATCTTTCTTTATTTAAATTATAAGTTGTATTTTTAAATTTATTTAGTTGGTTAACTCTTTTACATTCTTTACATTCAATTGATCCATATTTGTTTGTAGATCCCCAAATTGTTGAGGGTTGTTTATATACTACCGGAAAAGGTGTTTTTCCGTGTAACGTACAACCAAGGGTAACGGGTGAATTTCCTCCAATATAATCCGATAATAAAACAAATCTATCATTGTAGAGTTTACGGACTTTATCCATAAATTCTTTTTCTTTAACCGCTATTCTATTACATTCGGGACACAAAGGTGTACCAGTATAAAAAGTTTGAGCTTTTTCCCTTGAAATTTCTTGATTATGTTTTACACATTTTATTTTACCATTTTTTAATGGGGTTTCATATTCCATATTTTTCCAATCATACCAACTTATTGGGATATGGTATAATTTCATCTTTTCTTTGACTTTTTTAATGAATTCACTACGAGAAAGATTACTCAATGATTGTCTAACTATTCCTTGTTCTTCTCTACATTTTTCACAACCAACATATGGGTAGTTATCATATCTATAGTCTCGATATATATGACTTGCTGGATTTGTAATAGTTTGTTTACCGTGAGGTTTTTTATTTGAACCAAGTTTAGGACAATAAAAATCAAATTCATTTTTAATACCTGTATATCTTCTTAAACCCGATTTATTGTAGATATATAAAGGATTTCCATTTTCATCTTTCCATATTTCCTCAGCCTTATTATAAAAATTATTTACTTCTGAATTTCTTTTATTTAAAATTCTATCTTTTTTACATCCAACACATCCTTCTGAACCAATATCACCTTTCCTAAGATTTTCAACCTTTACGGGAAAATCAATATTATGTTTATTACAATGAGCATTTACTGTTGCTCTTTGTCTAAAATCTTCCAAATTAGGGAAATCATAAAGACAACCTCCTTTATATGGAAAAAGTTCCTTCATATTATTTAAAAAACCTTCCTTTGTTATCACATTATAACCTTCACCTAATGATGTGTTCTCATCTTCCAATATAATATCTAATAATTTCATATACACATATAAATATTAAACTTTAATAGTTGTATCTCTCCACCCTTTATCAATTGGATATTTTGTACTTAAATACAATTGGTCATTACTATCAAGACCTTTCATTAATTCTTCTTCTATGTTTTTTATATCAAGATAACCAATACGGATAAGTTTTTTTCCTTTTGCTTTTGTATAGTCATTTTTTTCTCTATCGTTTAAAACTTGATTTGTAAAATCTTGATTATCATGTTCTTTTTTAAAATGATATTTACCGTCAAATTCAATTAATATATCGTAATCAGATAGATAAAAATCAAATTCTAATTTAGTACATTTTTTATTTAATCCATTTTTACTTCTATATGAAATACAATCATCGTATTTTTTTAATGGGATATACTCAATATTTTTTTCAAATAATATCTGTTTAATTCTTTTTTCACCTTTTGATTCGTTACACCAAGGGCATCCATGACCTCCTAAATGGTGATCAGGTGATTGAGGGAAATCACCATGTATCGGACTGTGTAACGGACAGGTAATCAAAACTTTTATATTTTTATTTACATAATTCACATTATCATATGTATATTTTGGTGTACCGTCTTCATTTTGATGTACTGACATATTTTGTGCCCTTTTAATAAACTCTTTGGTGTTAGATTTTCTCGATTCTATTCCACATTTATCACAACCACTACCACGTAAATGGCTATGTGGTGGTTGAGGAAAATCACCATGTATCGGACAGGTAATATTTACGTTTTTATGTGCATTAATGTAAACGACATTATTGTATGTATATTTTGGTATTTTTTTCCCATTCTCATCATATAAAAAATGTATCCCTTGTGCCTTTTTAATAAAATCTTCAGTATTAGATGATTTATGTATTTGACTACATTCTTTACATCCCTCTTTACCTAATAAATGATTTGATGGAGATTGAGGAAAATCACCATGTATCGGACAGGTTATTTTCACTTTTATAAATGATCCTTTATAATCTACATTATCATATGTATATTTACCGTTCCATTTTTCGGTTGCCATTTTAATAAATTCATCTGTCGTCAATCGTTTATGTTCATTCATATCGACAACACTCTCAAATATAATATCTAATAATTTCATATACACATATAAATATCTCAATATAACTAACGGACACAAAAATAGAAAGAGATAAAATGCGAACGGGGGTTCCGGCGTACGAAAACAAAAAACCGTGAACGGGGTTATCGGAGGTTAGAAATTAAGGGAATTATGTTTTAACATTTCCTTATATGAAATACCCAATTTTTTCAATGACCACAATATCTGATTGTATTTACCGTCATAGGTCTCAAGGGACATATTATTCCAACCAATAGGGGCAATGGTGATGGGGTGTTTAATTGCTTCCAATATCCACGAATCGGGATTATTCTTTATAGCATGTTTAATATTGTATAATGTAATAAGATTTGTACTACCATCATCAAGATGTTTCTTATAGTTATCAGATTTAGGGTCACCTTCCATTCCCTTACAAATAACAATCGCACCACAATCAATTAACTTCTGTGTATCGAAATCAAGTCTATCTGGAACCGTATTCCTTCCTTCCCTATATCTATAGGTTGTTTCTGTGTGAAGGTCTAAAACGGTCTCATATAGGGTATTAATTAAGTTCATTGTATATAAATATCTTGTAAACCAAGAGTTCCTGGGGTGGTATAAATAAAAAACCCTCCATAAAGGAGGGTTATATGTTAATGTTTAATAGATGCATTTAATTTTGCAACGTCATCATCGGACATGAATTTGGTCTCGGGGTTTGAAGTATTTGGATTAGAGGTCATACCTGAAGTGTACTCGTGAGTTCTTGATTTAAAATCTGAAATCATTTGTTGTAATGGTACGGTTTTAGAACCTTTAAGTGTTGGGTCAAAAACGATAGCATCTTTACTGTTATTCATTATTTTAACCGTATACCCTTTATTACCATCATTACCCATATAGAACTTACCAATTACATTACCTGAAGTATCTTTTAATACTTGTGATGGGTTTAAACCCAATTTTGATGATGAAGTACCCATAATAGTATCATCTGTAACTTGTTGTTCGTACAAACCACGTATTTGATTTCTTTCTGATTCTGTTATATTAAATTTTTGTCCCATGTTATATAAATATGTAAAATTAGTAATATATTCCTTTTATATTAGAACAATTAGTTTTCCGTTGTATAATCTTGGATTTCCTTCTTCCATTTCAAATTCCCATACCAGTTCTTTTTTCATAATTTTCTCTAATATTAACTCCGTGATAGGATATTCTCTAACACAATCTACGATTGTGGGGGTAAGTGATTTATATTTGTAATATCCAATGTCCGTATAATTCATTAATTTCCTTATAGTTTCTGTAGATTATGGATGATGTTATTGATTAACTTTAGTTTGTGTCCTGATCCTTGTCCCAAATAGATGAACTCTTTTTGCATAATCAACCAATCAATTTGTTCGGGAATACCGTACTCGTCACCGTCAAAGTAACGAACAGGTTTCTCTTCGTTGATAACTGTCTTTAGTTGGGATTCTGTAAGGATGATTTTCATATGTATAAATACATTCACCAAATAAAAAACCCTCCGAGTGGGAGGGTCTTAAGAATAAGTAATAAAAACAATTGATTATTTACCAACCAATGTACTGTATTTCGCCTCAACAATGTTTAAACGCTCTTCAATTGCGTCTAACATTGGATCAGGTTGTGCACCAATAGCAACTGCGATTTGGTCTTTAATTTCGTCTGTTACTTCAGTACCTGTATTAGAAATGATAGTAGATAACATTTCAACAGCAGATTCGATTTCTGATTCATTGAACTCAGCTTGATAATCGTTAAGAGCAACTAAGATTGCATCTACCATATCAGATGGTTCTGTAACTACTTCTGGTTGTGCTGTAACAACTGCTGTAATTGCTGCTGCAACCGCTCCTGAAACTGCTTCAGATTCGATAGCAGGTAATTCAACTTGTGCTTGAACAATAGCTGTAACGATTTCTGATGCTTCTGGAAAGGTGGCGCTTGGTGATAATGATACGATTACATCAACATCAGGTGTAGTACCTTCAGTAGAAGCAATTGTAGACATTACCTCGTTTGTTTTTTCTGCAACTAACATGTCAACAGTAGCCTCTAACATTGTTAATCTCGCATTAAGTTCGTTTATGTCACTTGCGACAGGTAATACATCATAAACACCTGTAGATAGGTAGTTTACTTTTGATTCAAGAACAATTAATCTTGAAGCTAATTCGTCTAATCTCATTTGTTTTT